TCCTTCATCCAGTGTGTTTCGGTCTTCGCTGTTGGTTTCTTCGATCACTTCCTGATGGAAAGTGGTGGTGACATGTCTATCACCAACTCGAACTCTAACTTCGGTAACACATCTCTACACTCTGTTGGTTTCAAAGGATTCTCCTTCAACCAGGACAAGGGTGGATACATCACTGACATTGTTCCTGTCAAGAAAGTCGATACCAGTGCTTTCAACCAGGAAGATCTCAAGTATTATCCTCTATCTAACCAGGCAACCAAGGTTGATGGTAACCAGACCAGACTATACTATTCTGGCGATGATGTATATTCTCCATTCGAGAAACCTGCTACATCGATCGATGGTTACCGACTTGGTGCTCTAACTAACGATAAGGTATTCCTCAAACTACCTAAGTTGGGTGGTGGCAATGCCATCTACGAATCTATTGTTTCTCCTTCTGGTTTCAGACAGTATACTGCTTCGCTAGAGACTCTCAACCCAGATGGTGTTCAGATCAATAGCAATGCTCAGGATGCTTCGAACCTCATCGAGACTAACAAAGCATTCATCCAAAGAGAAGCATACAACTACATCATCACACGTTATCCTGCTCTACAGCAGAATACCAATATCACTATCACCAAGTGTGAGAGAGACATCGGATACATTGTTGATGCTGTCATCCAAGACTTGAGAATTGGTGGTAACATCAATAGCATTCAAGCAGCAGAAGCTTACTACGTTGGTGGTACTCTTTCTTACATCGATACTGAGTTTAACGAATCGATTGAAGCATACGAGTATGTGAAGAATCTCTGTATTGGTGCTATGAGGAATTTTGACTACCTAGTCAAGAATCCTACCATCACTGCTGGTTCTTCGATCATTGACGTTGGCAACACCGCTGGTCTTCTAGTTGGTATGACCGTCAACCAATATCAGTACACTGATACTGCTAATGGTGATGATCCTGCTACTGCTAACTTCACCAATGGTAGACTACGTGACAATGCTATCGCTACCAACACTCTAATTCCTAACAACTCTTATATTAGACGTGTTATTGACTCCGAGAGAATTGAGATTGGTAACTCCCAACCTGTTCTAAGCACAGATGCTCAAGGATTTGTTTCTGCTACCTTCGGTAATGCTGTTGTAGCAAACTCTCCTGGTTCTACTAGTGGTGCTTATCTCTACTTCGAGTTCCCTAAGACAGCATCGACTCTAGATTCTGATGATGTTCTACAGGGTGGTTACAGTGATATCAACCCAGTAAGAGATAGTTCTGTACTACAAGACACCAGTGTCTGGGATGCTGCTGATCAGGGTTATCCTGAGTGTAATGACATCCTCACTCTTATCGAGGGTTACTTCACTGAGTTCTTCTTGATCCTCAACAATGGTCTAACACCTCTTGGTGGCACCGAAGTTGATGCTCACAACCTAATTCTTGCTAACAAGACTTTCATCGCTACTGAAGCGGTTGAGAGAATGCTTCTCGATCCTGCTAATGCTAACTTCGTCATTCCTGGTGGCAACCAAGAATGTATCGACGACGTTGAGTTGTTCCTAGAAGCAATCGCTTACAACATTAAGTACGGCGGTAACGACAAAGTTTATGATGGTGCTCTAAATTATGTCCAGCAACCTGGACTAATCAACGACGAGAGAGACGAGTCTGTACAGGTTTACACTCAGATGAGAGATCTAGCGATCTCTGCTATGAGAAACGAACCAATCACAGTTCAAGGTTCTCATGGTTTGACTCAGTTCTTTGATAACAATGTCCTAGGCGATACTTCGAGTCAACCTGGAGTCTATGACTTCGCTAATGACTGTGCTGACATTGCTAGCTCCATCACGGTATTCAATGCCCTCATCACTCAAGCAATCGGTACTGACGCTGCTCCTGGTAACCTAGTTGGTATCACCAGAACAGAACCTTCCTTCAATGTTGCTACGAGAGTTGAACCAGTTGTAGACACTGCTAACCTTGCTGCCCGTGCTACAATCTTCACCATCAATACTGGTGCTTCTACTTCTGATCCTCACCTATTTGAGACTGGAACACCTGTAAGACTTGTTCCTAAGATTAGATCTGGTGTTGATCCTGCTACTGTAGACAAGCGTGTTATCAGACTTCCCAAGGGATTTGATACTAACACCATCTACTATGTCATTGCTCCTGGTAGAACTACACAACCAGAAGATTACTCGGCACCTGCTACCTATCCCAACGTTTTCGAGAAGACTAACACAACCAAGTTGATGTTGGCGACGACTAAGGAGAACGCTGCTGCTGGTATCTACATGTATTCTCCAGAGACTGACTCTGTTGACTATGATGTAGAAATTGGCGTCAATCAGTTCGTACTTGATGAGTCTTATAACCTCCATCAATATGTTTGTAACTTCCCAACTGGTCTAACTGACGTTATCGAGACGGACGTTCCTCACATCTTTGACGTTCCTGGAGCAGAAAATGTTGTCCATGAAGTGTTCTTCAGAACATTTGGCGACAACTCAACTCTTCCACAGATCACCAACGCTGGTGTTACTGCTGAAGTAGACACTCTCAAGTATTACTATGTACGATTCGTCACACCTAAGACATTCGCTGTATTTAACACCAAGGCAGAAGCGGTTGCTGGTTCACCTAGAATCACGTTTGCTCCTAACTTCGGACAAAACTTCTACACCTTCGCTAACAAGCGTGTCTCCCCTGTAAAATTTGACCCAACTAGAGATGACTCTGCTCTACCAGTAGATAATCAAGAGACTACTACAGGTCAGTGGTACATCCAAACTACGGATGATTATGATCCTGCTGTAAACATTCAGGCAAGAATGAATGAGATCGGTCAAGATCTCAAGGATGCTCGTTCCAAGAACACCTCCTTCAAGCGTCTTGCTGATGCCAGAACTGCTCTCGATAGAATCTATCGTCTACGTTATGTCATTCCTAAGTATGCTGAAGGTGTACGTGATCCTCTCAATGGTTTCGTTCTTAAGGCAAGAACTGACGAGACAAGAAAACTCCTACCACAGAGAATCCTACTGAAGCCAACTGCTTCTGGTCAGGCAGATGTTGCTCTATTCGAGACACAAATCCAACTTACTGCTGGTGGTACACTCGCTCAGCAACTAGGTCTTCCTGCTTCTTCTCTTGATCCTAACTTCGATTATGATCCATACCTAAGCAGCCAGGTTAAGAAGATTACATCTGATAGAGTTGCTTCTAAGACTGGTTTCAGCATTCAATCTGCTAGACAGGTTAATGTCAGTGGCACTGATTACCTAGAACTGACTGTATTTGACCACACAATCACTGATGACGCTGTAAGAAACGAGCAGTTTGTAACTATCAAGATCAACGCTCCTCAGGGTGGCAGTGGTCAGTTCAGAATTAACACTTCTGCTTCTACGAACCTTAACAAGATTACCTGGAATGGTTTCTCTTCTGGTTCTGCTTATGTACAAGGTTACTTCAACCCAGATGGCACTGATGAGCACTACCTAGTCCTCAAGGGTCTAGATGGTGATGTAGTCAGATATGATAGAAACTCTGCTACAACGTTCTCACAACCTGTTCTAGATGCTGATGACGATCCTGTACTAGATGCTAACGGTAACCAAGTTCTAATCTACGCTACCCTACAAGCAAAAGCAAACAGTGTAGGTTCTCCTAATGACTCGCTAAGCAAGTCTGACAGAAAGGATTACCTCTACAGCGATAAGAACTCCAATGTTCTTACCATGACTCCTGGTGATATCATCACTGACGACGATGGTAACGACTACGAGATTGCTTCTGTTACTGATGCTGGTGAGATTGAAGACACCTTCTACATCTTCGATATTGAAGAGATTAAGCGTCGTATTCCTAACCAGCAAGAAGGTATCTACTACCTAACTTGTGTTAAGGGTAACATCTCTCCATATCCAACTGGTCCTGGAATTGGCACTAACTTCCGTGGATTCAAGTTCTCCCAGCCTATTGGTCAACTGTATCCTCTAGACTACAAGAACGATCCCCTCTGGTTCCAGATCCGTCCAGATAATACTAGAGACACCACGATTCTTGACACTGATCCAACGGTCTGTGCTGCTGACAACTTCATTCATGGTCTTGTTACTACTAACGACTACAAGAACAGTGAAACCAAGGAAGTTATCCTTGACTTCGTTGAGAACCCTGCTCTAAGCAGATATGAGTACACTACCAATCTTATTCAGGCACAAGATGGTAACGCCGCTTCTGGTTCTGAAGATAGACTAGTCCCAATTAGTGGTGATTCTGTCTATCCTACAGAGAAGAGACTATATGTCGAACTACGTCGTCCTTCTATCGCTAGATCTGGTAACCACACGTTTGAATACCTCGGTTTCGGTCCTGGTAACTACTCCACTGGTTTCCCACTCCGTCAGGAAGTTGTCCTGGAAGACATCCAAGACTTCTACGCTCAGGCAAAACGTGAAGATGGCGGTATCGTCTTCTACACTGGTCTGAACTCCAACGGTGACCTTTACATCGGTAACCGTAAGATCAACGCTATCACAGGTGAAGAAACCTTCCTTGAGAGAGCAGAACTACTATCGTCTGATGATGATGGTGGAGACATCGGTGGTCTGGTTACAACCTTCGAACTACCTGTTGCTTTCGAGCAAGAGATCACAGTTGACGGCAACGCTCTGTTCAACAACCCTGTAACCATCAACGTTGACGACAATGAACCAAATGCCTTCACTGTTGTCTCTAACGTTGACTCCAATGCTGGCGGTGATCTAACTCTAGACTCCAGTTCCTGGAGCAGAAGCACCATTGCTTCTGAGGGTAACGTTGTCATCCATCAGAACCAGATCTTCTCTGCTGTTTACAGACTAAACCCACGTGGCAGCACTCTTCTCTCTGGTCAGGATTACAGCATTAGAACCCACGTTGACCAAACAAATGGCAACACTCCAACTAATAAGACTCCTAATCAGTCTAACTCCAACCTAGGTCTTGAAGTTGAGTATGGTCTCAACACAAACAATGGACCTACTGCTGGTGACATCCTACTCAAGGGTGAGGAAGTTGGTAGAACTGGTTCACTTGGTTGGATCTATGCCAACTACTATCAGTCCTTCGAGGCAAACATTGCTAGCACCACTGCTATCGGTGATGGAGCAGTACCAGCTGGACCTGGACCTAAGGTCAGATTCAACATGATCAATGGTGAATCGCCTGCTGCTAACAACATTCAAGTTGGTAGCATTGTTAAGATCGCTGGTCTTCAGGGTAGATTCCTCAACGTCAACGGCATTAGAGTTGTTCAGTCTGTAACTGGAACTGACTTCGTTGTCAGCGCTCCTGTTGTTATCGACATGAGTCAAACAGATGATCCTACTGCTATCCCAGCAGACGGTGTTGTCTCTGTCTCGCTAAGCAAGTGGACTGAAACTGGTCTGATTGGTGCTGAAGCACTCAGAACTAATGTTGATGTCAATGGTAGTTACGCTCTGGGTATCAACACCCTAGCAAGATCTGCTCACAGTGATTATACCAACGGATTTAGTTCTTCCGCTGTTGATCCTAGAGCAAACCTAGATGTTGTTGGTAACGTATTCATCAGCGGTAAGGTTCTTTCTGCTAATGGTTATGATAACTTCCCACTCCTTGCTAACAGATCGTTTGCTGAGATCAACAACGCTCTGTTGATTGGTGGTGATTCTACTCAACCTAACTTGGAAGCAACATTTAGAGTTGCTACATCTAATGGTCTACAAGGTAACCACGCTGGTCAATCTCAAGGTTCTGTAAGAACTGTTTCTGGTGGTAGAGTTGGTATTAACGTCTCCGATGGTGATACTAACCACACCCTGACAGTTGTTGGTGACGCTAGAATCAGTGAGAATGTTCTTCTCGAACAGAATCTAGCAGTCAACGGTGGATCTCTATCCACCACATCACAATCCTTCAGTCTGATTGATGGTGGTGCTACTACTGTTTACTTTGCTTCTGAAGCGAAGAACCTATTCATTGGTAACTCTGTCTCTGGTTCTGATACTACCGAAGCAGCTCCTCAGGTCATTACAGTTTCTCCAACTGCTCAGCACCAAGACATTAACATTGGTACATTCAGTGATGATACCACCCTCAAGATTCACAGTGGTGGTACTAAGTCTACTGTTCAGATTGGTACATCGAGTCTAACAGAAACCAACGCTGTCTCTGTTGTCAAACTTGGTGGTGCTTATCAGAAGATCTCCAACTCCCTACTTGATGGTTCTGTTCTCAAGGTTCAGAACAGATTCATGGAGGCAGATGGTGACCTAGCAATCGGTACAGCACTAGTAACTGGAACGGGTATTGCTACTCTAAGTTCTCCTGCTGAGCGTGTAAATCTATTCACACTGAACACATCGAAACTATACGTTGGTAGCTCTGTCTCCAGAATGTATATCGGTGCTCAGGGTGGATTTACACAGATCAACAACAGTCTCATCGTTAAGTCTTCTTCTACACTTGAGGGTGACGTAACACTCTCTGGTGGTCTTAACTCTGGTGAGTTCGAGGTACGTAGAGGTTCGTTCTCTACCGACGCTCCTGCTCATGCTCAAGGTGATACTGATGCCGCTAACGTTGACCTCTTCACTAAGACTGTTATTGGTCAGTTCGTTGATACTGACGCTAGCTTCTACGGTGGTACTTCTGATGCTGTCGGTGGCAGTGCTGCTGATGACGAATACTACCTAACATTCTCTACACCTGCTACCACTACAATCTTTGAAGTTGGTGCTTATCTCTTGCTTGATCGTTCGAGACTAGCAATCTTTGACCCAACAGCATTTACCGCTAATGTAACTGCTAACAGCAGCACAATCACTAGCGTTACTAACGCTGGTAGCTTCGATACAAACAACACTTGGGTACGTATTGACGAGAGCAGTTCTGCTACATTCAACGATGGCACCAAGTATGCTCAAATCACTGCCATCTCTGGCACCACATTCACCCTAAGCAAACCATTTGCTGTTGGTACGATCACTGGTCAACTTTCGTTTACTGGTGGTGATTCCACACAAGGTGATGCTCCTGTCGGTGAGCAGTACAGCGAATTGGTTCTCATCGAAGAACTAACTAACCTGAACAACGTTTCTGGTGACTCGCTACAACTCAAGGTCAAGAGAGCAATGAACCAGCGTAATAGCGATGGTTCGATGATTGCTGGAACACCTGCTGGTCTACCTGCTGGTGCTGATGCTTCTTCTTACAAGTTCCTAAGAACTGACCACCCAGATAATATTGAACTCATCAGATATGACCTAGCAAATGATGTTAGCTTCATTGATGAGGTTGGCGGCATTAGTTCTACAACTAGCGGTACACTAGAAGACATCAACACTGGTGACTTCTCTGGTGCTGTTGGTGAGGGTGACATCCTACGCTTCACCGATTCTGAACTAGCAATCATCACTGACATCAACACGACATCTCCACAGAAATTTGTCGTCACTGACGGTGCTGATAGTAACCCAGTTGAGCAGTTCTCTGTTGACTCCACAACTGGTGAGACCAACATTGCTGGTGATCTTAACATCAATGCTAACTTCACTCTCTCTGGTTCTACTACAGAAGGATCACAGGTTCTTTCGATCACCACTGGTGGATCTTCTCCTGTAACAACATTCAGTGTTGATTCTGCTACTGGTGATACTTGCCTCAAGGGTGACTTTGGTGCTGGTGGTCCTAACTGTGACAGATTGACCGTTAATGCTGAGACAGGTCTTACCACTATTAGTGTTGGCGACTTCTTGATTGGTTCACAATCCGATCAGAAGTTGATTCTCCAGAATAGCACTGGTAACCTAACAATCGCTGGTCACCTAACAGTTGAAGGAACTACAGAAACCAACATTGCTGGTCCTGTACAAATTGATGGTGGTAACCTACAACTCAATAAGATCGATCAATCTCCTGAATGGGTAGCTAATGATGCTGTTGAGAATGGTGATACTATCTTCTACAGTGGTAACATCTACACCGTTGTTGGAGATGGCAACTTAGGCACCACTCCTCCAACACATACCACAGGCACTATCACCAATGGTGGTGTGAACCTCGCCTTCCTCAAGGCAAAAGTTCCCGAAGAAATCTTCGAGGTAGAAGTTGATGGTTCCATGAACTTCGCTGGTCAAGAAGGATTCTTCACACCAAATGGTGCTAGAAAGTGGCAGTTCGTTGGTGCTGGTGAAGAGACATTTGACACGGAAGTTAACGTTAATTACTTCGTTGCTCCTTCTTCCGACACAACTCTCAAACTACCTACTAACGCTGTTACTGGCGATATGATTAGAGTTGTTGATGTCGGTGGTAACCTAACTTACAACGTTTCGTTGAGAGTAAGAGCGGGTGATAACATTGCTATCCAAGGTGATAATACAAACGGCAATTCTCCTGACCTAAGTAGTATTAACTACAACGGTGGTGAACTTGTTGTTCAGACTCCACATGCTGGATTTGGTCTGATTTACCTAGGTAGCACAAACTATGATGGAACCACCACTGGTGCTCCATCTACAACACAAGGTTGGTGGCTCGTAGAGATCTAATATGCCAGGATATAACGTAGTAAAAACACAAAGGGCACTTCCAATCGGAAGTGTCCAACCTTGGACAGGAAACCTGTCTGAGATCCCAAATGGGTGGTTGTTATGTAATGGTGCTGAAGTTGAAGCAGGGGATTATCCTCTGCTAGCACGTGTTTTACGTGATACTTACGGTGGTACAAATTTTGGTGGTAATTTTCCTACCTACACTGGTACATTTAGATTACCACAGACAAATAATAAGTCACTAGCAGATATTTCTAGTGCTTACTTTGGTGCCTATAGTTCTACACAGGAAGCCGTTCCAGCTCCTATTGATAATGCTGATGCTTTGGCGGTTGTACAAGACTTCCTAGGAGATTCTGTTGCTGGATTTGAACCTGGAGACTTGGGACCTCCTAACGTTGTTAATGCTAAAACAGATTTAAACTTTACCTATACACCAGACCCTGCTGGAACTATTGTTAGTATTGTTACTACAGGTGTAGCACCTACGGTTGCTACTACTCAAGTGTATAACAATGTGGCAGGAAACAACGGAACAAATGCTGATACTGGCGCTGCTGTATCAGGAACAGGTGCTTTGTTTACAGTTGTTATTAACACAGATGAAACCTATGATCTTGTTCCCAAAGTAAAAGGATCTGGATATGAGGTTGGTGATCAAATAACTATTCCTGGATCAACATTTTCTAATGATGGTGGTACTTCTACTGCCAATGATATTTCAGTTACTATAACGAAGATTGGTAACTCTTATTTTGAGGGTGTTATTACAGGTCAAAGTATTATTAAAGGTTTCTCTATTAAAGAAGTGTTTATTGTTCCTAGAAAACTAGGTAGAGAACATTTCCCACAGCATTTCCACGAAGGAACATATGAGACAACCAACATCGGTGATTCTGATGCAGCGCCAGGACGAGGTGTTGGTGTATTTGCTACGCCAGAAGTAAACTTTACTGAATTCTATCAAAGAGTTGACCCCTGTCCTTCTGGATATATCTCACTCTTCAACCCTTGTCCTAAATCCACATCACTTGAATGTACTACAGCAGATGTAGAGACTGGATTCTGGATTGGTAACTCACAGACAGATGATATTACAGCATTGAATAACTCTCCATTCCAAGTTGGTGTTGGTAGATATACAATTGCTTCTGTTGGTGGTAGTTTACCTGTTGCTGATCACGTACCATATGCCACATCAAATACAGGTCATGGTCTTGGTAAGTCTTGGTTTATTGGTAGTGGATCACACTGGAACTTGAGAGCTGGTGATGGTAGCACCTCTGTTAATGGTGATGCTAACATGACAGCAATTAAAAATACTGGTAGATTTGCTCCTGGATATAGGATTCCATTCTCAGATAATTCTCAAACAGTTAACTCTCCAAACTTTGACCCTGGTACTGGTGGATCTGATAATTCACATGGATATACGAAAACATTATTCAACCACGCTGCTATTTCATTTTTACAAGATAACTTAACTGGTGGTGGCGTTAATGATGTCATTGAGACACATGATCATGATGGAACATTTAACGTTGTATATGATGGTGAAAACATCGATGTTGTAGAACAGTTGAGTGTTCTAGCACAACCAAATGTAACTCCAAACTCTCTTGAAGGGGCGTTACAAATTACATTCACCACAAGAGTTCCTTCTGTAACAATTACCAATCTAATTAGAGCGTACTAATGGCAACCTATTACACCAACGAAAGGGCGAGGTTTGGTGGTGTTTCTGGCACCATTATTCCTTTCCCAATTAAACTTCCAGATGTCAATGTTCCAGATCAAGGCGATTGGGGCAATTTACTTCCTGCTGGTTTTTTGAGATGTGATGGTTCAATTCTCCCTGCTAGTGATTTTCCTATTCTCGCTCAAATCTTGGGCACAGGAAATAATTCTAAATTTAAGCGAGATGACCAGACAGTAAATGACAATCAGTTTGTTCTTCCTGATATTGGATCTAAAGCTATTCAGGGTGGCAATGCTTCTGGTACATACTTAAATGATAAAGTAATCAACATTGATCCTGGTGAGACAGCACCTTATAGAGTTGGTGCTGAGGTTAGTGTGGTGTCTTTGATTGGTGAGTCAACCACTATTACATACAGTGGTGAGTTCGAGGTTATTAGTCCTGGTAACATTGAGTTTATCGGTAATCCTCAGTTCGGTACTACTACATCTGATGGTAGAACATTAAAAGCATTCTTATCTGAACAAGCATTCCAAGCACACGGTCACGACGCTGATGTTGGTGTGTTTAACTATCTTGGTCAGTTTTCTGATTCTAACTTTGTTGGAGCAAACACTGGTTCTTCTCAGGGTGGTAATGATGGTCAGAACGAAGGATCTAACGAACCAGTTACTATTCAATCCCCGACAGATGCTTCTGCTGTTGTCTCTCACGCTCACTTGATCGATTTCCCGTCGTCTACTGTAGTTTCTGCTAATAATCAACTTAGATATTCTTTCCTGAATACTAATGTAGATGCTTTCGGTTTGGAAACAACAGTAAACCTAACTACTAGTAATGTTAAAAAATTAGATGAGGCAACACCTCCATATATTTTAGTAGAATATATCATCAAGATCTAAAATGCCTACAAGTACATTCACTAGTCCTGGTGGACCATATAATGTAGCTGTACCATCTAATGGATACAATATCCAAATCACTCTTCGTGGTGCTAGAGGTGGTCGGGGTGGTACTGACGCTTCTGCTCAAGGTGGTGTTGGTGGTACAACGTCTATTCAAACATTTAACGTCACTCAAAACTTTCAAGCAAGAACCTTCAGCCTATATGTTGGTGGTAGGGGTGCTAATGGTGTAAACAGCGCACCCAATGCTGCTGGTGGTAATGGTGGTTATGGTTTCGGTGGTGGTGGTCGTGGTGGTAACGCTGGTGATCCTCCCTACTCTGGTGGTGGAGGTGGTGGAGGTGGTGCCTCAGCAGCTGCTATTAATGGTGTACTTGTCGCCTGTAAGGGTGGATCTGGCGGCGGTGGCGGTGCTTCCGATAATAGAAATGGTGGCGGCGGTGGTGCCAACGCTGGTATTGCTAATGCTCGTACTTCTGTTAGTCCCACTGGTGGTGGTCAGGGTGGAGACCCAGGCGGCACCGATGGTGGTGGAGGCGGCGGCGGAGGCGGCGGCGATGACGGTGGTGGCGGCGGCGGTCCTGGACGGGACAACAGCAACGGTGGTGGCGGTGGCGGCGCTGGTCAGTCCACATATAATGTTAGTTACGTTTCATCTGGCGCTCCTCTCACTTCAGATGGTCAAGGTGCCATGGATGGATATGCTTCCATCACCTGGATTAATGCCCAACCAACTATTAATTTCTTCAATGCCAGCCCCAATCCACAAAATAGTGTCAGTGGTACTCCGTTGTATTCAACTACATTAACATGGAGTGCTTTGTATGCTGACTCACTGAGTCTAACTAGCAGTGCTGGTGAATCATGGAATGTTACTGGACAAACATCTAGAAACATTACTAACTTACCACAGTCTAATGCTAACGGAAATAGTCCAGCATCTAGATCATATACATTATCAGCAACCAATCCTTCAGGCACTGTCTCTAGCACTGTAAGTGTATCTGCTCGTAATGACAATACTCCATCAAATTCTTGGACTACAGCATTCAGTAACTTACCACCTAATTCAACTGTTGATTTAGTTTTAGGAAACCTTAGTGGTGTGGATATGCCCTGTACTATCTCAGCATCTGGTAATGCTAATTTTATAGGTTTAGGTAGTTCTTTTTCTGGATCTAGAAACTTCAGTAATGGACAGCAAGTTAAATTAAGAACAACAACACTCCCATATAATACTGATGTTACTGGTGAGACGGGAATCTATGGAAAGATTAACACCAAAACAGTACAGATCAACACACCAGGCGGTAGTTTCAATGTCAGTGTCAGTACAGCAGCACCAAGGATCAACGAAGTCTTTAACTATGCTAATAATATAGACAAATATCCGTATGAAGATATTGATATGATCACAAATACTCCTACTGAATTTCTAACAACAGCACAAATTAATGCTGATGATATTCAAATTCCTATGGAAGTTAAGGTAGATCAACCCGATGCTCAGATAAGTATTAATAACGGATCCTGGCAAAACGCAAGAGAAATTTAAGATGCCTACAGACGACTATCCTAATCCTGGAAATTATAGTTGGACAGCACCATTCGCTACCAAAACTGTCACTGCCCGTGTGATAGGTGGTGGTGCTTCGGGATATAGAGATTGTGATGGTGACGATGAAGGTGGTGGCGGCGGAGGAGGCGGTTTCTCCGAGCAAACTAGATCTTTTCAACAGGGTTGGTCATTATCAATTACTGTGGCATCTGGTGGTTCGTCACCTAGTTGTGATACTGGTAGAAATGGTGGTACATCACAAATTAAAGGTGGTCCTGGTAATGTTATTAATGTTCGTGCTACTGGCGGCAGAACAGGCACTGATGACTCTGGTGGAGGTGGTGGAGGTGCTGGATCTGCTGGTGATAATGTTAGGTCTGGCGGTTCTGGATCTGATGACGACGATGGGCAAGATGGTGGTGGAGCAGGTAACAAAAGTGGAAACTCTGGACGCTGTGGTAATGGTAGAGGTGGTAGAGGAACTAACCTAAGTGGAAACTCGGGTAGTTGCCCAGGTGGTAGATCTGGTGCTTCTTATGGTGCTGGTGGAGCAGGAAATGATGGTGGTAGTGCTGGATCAGGTGCTAAAGGTGGTGCTAGAATTATTTACGATTATCATTCTCCTAGCATTACACAGTGGTCTGTAGGTAATAACTATAATACTGATGGTAATCCAGACGCTAATGTTACTCTTCAATGGAATACTCAATATGCTAATAGTGTTAGTATAAACAGAGGAGTTGGTGGTGTTGGTGCTAGTGGAACAACAACCGTCAATACTGGACTACAATCAAATGCTAACGGTACAAGTCCTGCTACAAAAACTTATAAACTAACAGCATCAGGTCCTGGTGGGACAGTAACTAGCACTAAGACTGCTAGGGTGAAGAATGATAACACACCAAATAATGGTAATTTTACCAAATCATTTACTAATTTAAATCCTAGTACAGTACAAACTCTCACTCTTGGTACAGTTACTGGTATAGATATGCCTTGTACTATCTCTACGTCTGGTAGTGGTAATTTTATTGGTAAGAATGGTTCTTTCTCTGGATCTCAAAACTTTAATAATGGCGAAACCTTACAGTTAAGAACAACTTCGCTGCCATATAATACTACTGTTCCTAATAGTGGGCAGTTTGGTTCTACAAATAGTAAGAACGTAACAGTTACTACACCATCAGGAAGTTTTAACGTTACTGTTACTACTAAGGCACCTGTAGTTAGGGAAACTTTTGATTACGCTAATAATGTAGACCAGTTCCCATATGAAGATATCGACTTAGTTCCTAATAATCCTACTTCACATTTAACGTCAGCACAAATTACTGCTGATGATGTTCAGATTCCAGTAGAAATAAAAGTTAGTAATGGTGATACTCAGGTGAGTATTAACGGTGGTGGTTGGCAAAACGCTAGGAGTACCTAATGACAAACGATTTCTCTTGGACTAGTAGATCCACTGGTGGTCCTCAATACTACGAACCAAACTGGTCTGGATTTATGAACGCCTATAATATAGGTGGGTCTGAACCAGGAACATATAATGTCACCAGAACATATTCGTGGACAATTACATTCAACAACTACGGTAGGCAAAAGTTTTGGACTGCTGTTGATGACTATGGTTATGTTTATATCAATGGTGCCTATCAATTCCAGATGGGTGGATTTGGTGGTCAGTCATCTAGAACTACACCAGGATACTTTTCCCCAGGAACATACACTATCAGTGCTACATCAGTAAACTCTGGTGGTGGTCCTTATGGTGTAGCATTAGATTGGTATGGATATGATCCACCACCAGCTCCATCTATCACCTCTTTCTATGCTAATCCGAACCCACAGAATAGTGTCAGTGGTACTCCGTTGTATTCAACTACATTAAACTGGAACACCAGTGGTGTTGGCATCTCTAATGTTACAATTACTAGTAGTATTGGTGAGAGTTGGAACGTTGGTACTAGTGGTACTTTAAACATTACTAACTTACCACAATCTAATGCTGATGGAACATCTCCAGCACAGAGAACATATTATATTAGTGCTACCAATGGTGGTGGAACAAGAAGCAGTAATACCACTGTGTCTGTTCGTAATGATAATACTCCAACAAATTCTTGGACCACATCATTTATTAATCTAGAACCTAATACCCAGACCACTGTTGATATTGGTACACTTTCTGGTGTTGATATGCCAACGACAATTTCTACTAGTGGTGTTGGTAACTTTGTTGGTTTGAATAATTCTTTTAGTGGATCTAGAGACTTTAGTAATGGGCAGACAGTGAGAGTAAGAATTACTTCAGCACCATTTAATACTGATGTATCTGGACTACCACCTAATGCTACGTTCGGTAAAACTAACGACAAAGTTGTACCCATCACTACACCCACTGGAACTTTCAATGTGACGTTCCAGACTAGAGCACCTCAAATTGCTGAAGGATTTGACTTTGAGGGTAATGATACTCCTAATACATTCCCAGACCCAGATATTGATTTGATTACAAACAATCCTTTTGAATATGTTATCACTAATCAAGTTGATATTGACAATATTGAGATTTCCCAAGAGATCAAAGCGGATGATCCAGATGTACAGGTCAGCATAAATAATGGTACTTGGCAGAATGTAAGAGAGATCTAAGATGGCTGTAGAAAGAACTGAAGTTGTTGATGCTATTGAAGTTAGACCCTTGCTTAAGCAAGTTGGGGTTAGGAAAACTGTGACTACAGCTGTGGATGGAGAAGAGGTAGCAGTTAATTCTTACACTCTCTATTTTTCTCAGGGTGATGATATTTCTGCTGAAGATGATTTATTTCAGAACATTGCTAATCATTATTGGAGCACATTATGAAAAAATTTCCTGTGGTATATGACCTTGATCCAAGTTCACCACATTATAAGTCCAGAATCTTTGAAGTTGACGGAGATCAACCACAAGAAATTACAGCAGATAGACCAATTCAGGTAAGAATCAACGGCGGTCCTTGGGTTGATGTTAGAGAGACTGACCTAAATAACAAATAGAAATAGCACGTGATAGAGTAGGAATCCATGCCATTTAGCAGCAGTCCTGTAACAGTAAATCCTGGAGATAAAGTACAGGTACGATACCCAACTCCCAGCACTTGGAATACCCAAGTTACTGTTAATGTGCAAATTGGTACTGGATCTGACCCAGACGGTGTTACCTTTGGTACAAAGATTCCTGACGCTACACCACAATCATTCTCTTTTACTGATCAATCTGGATTTACTGGTGCTTTTAATGGTAGTAGTAGCAGTGGTTCTACGACAGTCTTTGAAAGAAATACCACATATTATTCTCAGGTAATTGATATTGCTAGCATTGAGATTCCTATTCCTGCTAGTATCTCAGCAGTATCTAACGGTCCTAAGAACAGCAATACAAACAATACAACAGCACAGTTTAGAATCTATAGAAATGGTGCTTTTGATTCTTGGAGAACTTCTATCAGTGCTAATATTAATAATGGCACTGGTGGTCTACAACCAGGAGATAAAGTACAACTAAGAGTAACTGTTCCTGACTGGTATGTAACCAGCACTCTAGTATCATTTAGCGTTGGTGATGAGACATTTGGTACTAATATTGGTCAACCATCTACATCATTTACTAGAACCTGGGGCATCACTACTAGAGCACAGGATCAAAACATTAACCAGTACGCATTTACTGATAGAGTAGACCAAAAAATTCCTGCTGATGGTGGTAATACCTATCATGCTTACAATGTTCCCATTAGTGTCATTGATGGTGATGTTGTACTTAGAGCGACATCTACTGGTGATGTACAAATTTCTGCTGATAATACTAACTGGACACAATCTATTGGAGCACAGTTAATTCAGGGTGATACTCTCTACACTAGAATTGTAAATGGTCCTGGATATACTACAAAGACTACAGGTACATTGAATGTATTTGCTGTTGGTGGAGACACATATAGCAGAGGTGGTAACAATTTTGAGAACACCACGGGTGGTACATATGGAAGTGGTGGTTATCAAGTCACACAAAACCTTGGTACAGTAACAGATAACTGGCAGAACTGGACTGAAGTAGATAGATATCCTGATCCTGTAGATGCTGCTCCTATCTTTACCTATGGTGTAAAACTAGGACTTGTAGGAACAGCACCAGCTCAACAAAATCCTCCATTGTGGATTCCTGGTAACACTTACGTTGTGAGTGGTGGCACTGGTAACTCCATGGTAGTTAAGTTAACTGAAGGTGGTTTTGACTATCTTGAGATTGACGATCCTGGTTATGGATATACTATTGGTGATACAGTCAGCATTACTTCTGGTGGAGAAGTTGTACAGTTAACTGTTATTGAATACGAGAAGGTTGTTGTATCATCGGACAACCAGCATAATAGAGCAGAACCAGCATTCATGTATTTTGCTGACGTTCCTATCACTGGTCTAGGTACAGAATATACCACTGGAATTTACAATGATCTAGAGGCTCCGTACACAAACCTAAACAATAATAATCCTGGTGCTGCTCAAAACTTAGTATCACTGGTTAATGGTCAAGGCGTCAAGATGACCGCTATTATTGACGGTACTGCTGGTTTTATTAGAAAGAATAATACGGGATCTTGGGTACAGCAACTTACTATTGAAGAGAATGATCTGATTAACCTTAAGTTGAGATCAGATATTAATTTTGATAATACACAAATTGCCACTGTAAGACTACAAGGTCCTCCCGATGGTAACCCAACTATTGGTAACCCAACTGGTGGTCCAGCAAATCCAACATTTGCTGAGAAAACATTTACAATGACATTGTTCACTCGTGAAGCGAGAACAATTCCATATCCATTCCATGCTACACCTGTTTATCTTTCTGATCCTGGTGTTGAGCAAATTGCTGAAGTAAGTATTAGAGGATTAGATGGTCCTACTACAGCACAGATTACTGGTGGTATTGGTAGTCTCAGTGTTGATGGAGTCAACTGGGGAACATCAATTACAGTTCTTGAAACAAGTCAAACTCTATTTGTCAGACAGAATGCTGACACAGGGTCTGGTGGTCTAGCAGAGATTACATATAGACTTGGTACAGCAGCTGACATCGCTAATGGTGATGCTATATTTGATACATTTAGAGTCTATACTAAACAATTTAATGTTATTGGTGATTTTATTACTGAAACATGGTTTGGTAATGGATTCGTAGATTATACTGAGTTTACTATTCCTTCTTTTGCTGGTGATGAATTCTTCCTAGCGTTAGTTGGTGCTGGTGGTGGTGATGGTGGTGGTGATATTCCTAATAGTTCTGGTGGTCCTGGTGGAGCAGGTAACCTCGTTAGATTGAGAGTTAATATACCAGTAGGAACATGGCCTACTAATCAATTTGGACAACCTGATTTTAAATTAAGAATTTATCCTGGTGATAGTGGTGCTGATGGTGATAACTATGTGGTAGGTTCTGGCGGCGGTGCTGGTGGATTTGGATATGCTTACGGTGGTGATGGTGGTGACTCTGGTCCTGGTGATGCCTCTGGAGGTGGTGGCGGCGGTGGCGGAGCATCTGCCATCACTCTCACTGATGGAACTCTAATCGCCATGGCAGGCGGTGGAGGCGGCGGTGGTGGCGCTGGTAATGATGCTGCCACACCATTATCTCTACAGTATGGTAACTATAATGGTTATGGTAGTGCTTCAACTTCTACTATTAATATTAATTTGCCAGGTGATGACGCTCCTGATAGAACTGGACAGGGCGGTGGTCCTGGTGGTGGCGGTGGTGGATATGATGGATCCGCTGGTACACTGATCAATAGTTACACAGAAGGTGGCACTGTCATACAAACCAGTGATCTAGACTCTACTGGTGGTAATGGTGGTGGAACATATTATAATCCCACATATGCTACTCCATTATCAGCAGCATCACCAAGTGGACAAGGCGCTGCTCCTGGAGAAGAAGGTGCTGTGTATGTAGAATATTCCCAGCAAGACGTTACACCAAATCCATTCTCATTCACCACATATGATGGTGCTTCAATTCAAGAGACTGTCCTATCTAATATTGTACAGATTAATGGTATTACAGGTACAGTTCCTGTTACAGTAAGTGCTCCTGGTTTCACGGCAGACGTGAGAGTCTGTAGTGGACCCACTGCTAATACATGTGGACCATATCAATCCAGTGCTCAAATAGGAAACAATCAGTTCCTTCAAATTAGAGCAACAACAGGCAATCAATTCTTTACAACATTCACTGTTGCTGTGACTGTTGGTGATACTACTAGCAACTGGGATATCAATACTGGAGCACCACCAGATACTGAACCAAATGTCTATACTATTTCTGATGTTAGTGGTGCTCCAATTGACACCGAGATCACAAGTGAAGAGATCAATATCTCTGGTATCACTGTACCTGTCTCAGTTACTGCTACAAATGGTGCTGAGGTTAGTGTAGAAGGAGCAGCATTTGTTAATGGTGCTACTGGTGCCACCATTGAGAATGGTGAGCAGTTTAGAGTTAGAGTAGATTCATCTGTTGACTATCAAGATAGTGTAACTACACAGGTTACAGTAGGCAATGGTACACCTGTAGACTGGACTGTTACTACTGCTGCTGAATTAGATTCACAACCAGATAGTTATACATGGATTGATGAGATTGGTGCTGGTCTCGAAGAGACATTTGAGAGTAATACTAATCTAATCCAAGGTCTTGAGACTACTGCTAACTTTATTGTTGAGCAGGGTTCTGGTGACCAAGGTCCTAACACAGATCTAGCACGTATCATTAAGAATGGTACATTGCTTGGTGAGGGAGTTACCACAACCACAGTACAAAACTTTGATACATTAGCACTATATTATACAACTAGTAATGTTGTTGGTGAGAGCAGAGTATTTAATACTAAACTTGGTCTTGCCACTGCTACTACTGGATTCTATGAGACTGAGTGGAATGTAGTTACTGCTGGTCAGTTTGGTACAACTCCAACTGCTTTCGCCTTTGCTCCAGTCATTGCTGCTGGTAATGAAGTATATGCTGAAGCAGCAGAAACTGTCACTATTGGTGGACTATCTAATGGTGTTGCTGTTGGATTGTATGGAACAAATGGAGTACAATTCAATATAAACAATGGTGGTTGGAATGTTTATACTGTAAACAGTCAGGCAAACGTAAGCAATGGTGATACATTCCGAGTCAGACTATTATCATCTGGTATTCCTGGATTTACTAGAACAGCCTTTGTCTTTGCTGGTTCATTTAATACTGGATTCTCAGTACAATCACCTGCTGGTGCTCAAGATCCAATTGTAAGTCAGTGGTATAGTTCTATTACACCATGTAAGTACATTGGTAACTCATTTAGTGGTGATCAGATTAGAATTAATACTAAGTTTGATGGTCTACCTGTTGGTGCTATCATGCCTGTGTTCCAAGATGGTACTGAGTCTGACTTCTGGGGTACACTAGATGGTAAAGCAAACTCTAGATTCCCAAGTTGGGTATACTGTGATGGTGGATACTATGATCCAGCAGAATATCCACTACTCTATTCTGTTTTAGGATATGAGTACGGTGCTAAGGTAGTTGGTAGTGATACTTACTTTAGAGTTCCTGATCTTAGAAATAGATATGTCAAGGGCACTGGTGTTATTGATGGTAACTCTGCCTCTTCACCTGGATTGAATCCAAGTTTCCAACCAAGCAAACAGTCTGGTTCTCCTGGTAATGCTGAACCTGGAGCATTTGGTGGCATGTGGTTTGTTGATACAGTTGGTGATCCTGGTGTTGATGAACTAGAACAGGTAGTACAACCTGCTACTGGACAACCAGCACAAGATTCTGAATACTTTGGTATTGCTCAGGTATCAACAGCAGGATATAATGAAGTTGGTGGTCTAATTGAATTCTTCACATCTGGTAAAGCAACATGTCCTGTTGGACTAGATCCTGAGAAGATCTATGAAGTACCACTACACTTCCATGATCTAATCTCTGGTGTTCCTGACCCAGGTTCTTTCAAAGGTAGAGTTACCTGGGGTGGTTCTGGTGGTTTCAGTAGAGATGTCACAGCACCTAATGCTCAGAACATTGGTTCACCTAGTGTAGGTACATTTGAATCATCTGGTACAATCTCATTTAACTTGTGGGGTTATGCTCTAGAGGATTATGATCTGACTGCTAGTAACCTGCCTGGATCTACTGGTTGTAATGGATCTGGATGGTGGGATGGTAGTACAGGTAACTGGGGATCAGGTACTAACCCTGGTTATGAGGGTATTGATGAAGTTGGTGAATATGGTTCTGTTACTATTCAACAGTCTGGTATTGGTAGCACAGAATATAGTGAAATCAACTCCTATATTGACCTTGATGCTCAACCATTCACTGGTCAGACAGGTGCTTTTGGTGGAACTAATGCTCGTAAGTTCTTGACTACGGTTGATATCCCTAGAAAAACAATCACAGTCAAGTCATACAACCCAACCAATAAACTCAAGCACAATCACTATGTCTCGTTAACTGCTATCACTGGTGATAATGTCTATGGTTATGGTAACAATGAGACTGGTGGTACTGCTAGCACAAACTTAAATAGTTTCTCTGGTGGTATTAATTCATCTGTTGACCTTGAGTTCTCTGCTCTAGATATTGGTATTCAGGTTCTTCCTGGTACATTCACACTACAGCAAACCAAGCAGTTGATTCCTGTCCCCGAGTTTTCTCCTCAGGATCAAGTCCCAATGGTTACACCATACGTGTGGTCGAAGTGGATGATCAAGGCATACTAAATAGTAAATAAAGGACCCTTGATAGCGATGGCGTTTAATCCAGACGATTTTCAATTTGAGAGAATCTTACCACCTGAAGAAAGGAAACCTATCTTAGAATGGGATGCTTTGCATCGTCTGATGGTGGTTCGTGTGAAGCAAGAGAATGAGTGGACATACCTTGCCACCAAGTTGGAACCTCAGGTAAATACCAACCTTCACAATAATCTTCCAGATGAGTGGTCTAATGAAAATGATAGAATTGTAAGTTTCTCTATTTTTGAGGATGGTCAGCATATCTTTGAGAAGGAAAAGTTAAAATTTGACTTTTCTACAAAAACATCAAAATGGGTAAGATATGAAAAGAATGATCTCACAAGTTCACAGGTAAGAGAACTATTTGATATTCTCAAGGCAGCACTAGCAGTACATCAGTCTGATAGTGAAATTATCAAATCAAAAGCAATCATTGATGTTGCTACTAGACAAGAATATCTTGCCAAGACTGATGAAGAGAAGAAAGCAAACCAAGAAAAACTGCTTCGTTCTTCTGACTGGACACAACTATCAGATGCTACTGAGAAGTTCACTGGTGAACTAGCATTGTGGAATACTTACAGAACATATCTACGTGATAATATTAAATCACCCGAAGATTTTGATGATGTGCTAGACTATCTCATCTGGGATGAAGAGTATAACTGGCCAATTGATCCTTATGCTTATCATGAATTAGATCCAGATCATGAGACTGAGTATCTCTCTATCCCTGCTCATTTCAAGTTCACTGTGTATGAAGCAGGAACATATACTACCGAGAAGATTGTTGGTAGTGTTAAACAGTCTGCTATTCTTGCTAAACAACGTGAAGCAGATGGTGGTCTCCCACTCAACAAACAGATCTGGGATAAGATCCAGCAGTACAGCCTCAATGAGGGTCTAACTGGTGCTGTTATCGAAAACTTGAACATCACGGAGTAATATAATGTACGTCACCACAAGAAACTTTATGCAGTGGATTCAGCACTACACTGAAGCACTACAAACCACTATTGTACTACTAAGAACTGTCGGTCCTGATGGTGTAGAAGATGCTACTAAAGCAAATGAAATCTACTCAGCATATTATTTGAACATGCAGTCGGAGAACCCTGCTATCTTTGATAAATTATTATATAATGAGTTTACATTTGTGGAGTTCAGTGATGAAGGATCAGCACAAGACTTCTGTAGAGATAACTTCCCAGCAGTTAAACCAACCGACACTGATTATTTTATTCAATACGTTATTTTTACTAATGGACTGTATGGTGGAGGAAACGACGGCACCAAGGGACTGAGAGAACCAGAACCAGAACCACTACCATAACTGGCACAAACCTCCCACTACGGGAGGTTTTCTGCTATAATTACAGGGTAGTCAGCAAGGCAAACGATGCTCACCCTTCGTCCTCACCAGCAGCGTGCTCTTGCTGCTCTTGAGAACAATGCTTATGGTCAGGTTATCATCCCCACGGGTGGTGGCAAGACTCTTGTCATGATCAAGGATGCTCAGCGTCGTCTGACTGCTGCTACCATGCCACAGACTATTGTAGTGGTCGCCCCACGTATTCTGCTGGCAAACCAACTCTGTGATGAGTTCTGGTCTGCTTTCAACGGTGATGTCGATGCTGAGTTCTTCCACGTTCATAGTGGTGAGACTTCCTTCGGCAGCAGCACCAAGGTTCAGAAGATCCAGTGTCACGATGCTGTCTGTAAGACTGCTGGTCTCCACCAAGTTATCTTCACCACTTACAATTCGCTCCGTCGTATTGTAGAAGCAGGTATTGACATTGACTGTATCTATTACGATGAGGCACACAACTCTGTCCGTCGTGACTTCTTTGAGTCTGTGCTCAATGTTGATGCTAAGTCCTACTATTTCTTCACTGCCACACCTAAGCACACTCGTTCTGCTCTTGGTCGTGGCATGAACAACAGCATGGTTTACGGTCCTGTTCTTGAGTCTGTCCCTGCTCCTGAACTTGTCAACAACGGCAGCATTCTTGCTCCTGAGGTTGTCTCTTACGAGGTTGACTTCGAGCGAGTCAAGGGTAAGTTCTCCTATGAGTCTGACAAGGACACACTCACCAATCTCATCAATGATATTGATGCTGATGGTAACAAGATCCTGGTCGCTGCTCCTACCAGTCAGATCATGTTCAACCTGCTCACTAAGACTAGTGTGCTTGAGTTCTTTCATGACAAAGGTTATGATGTGCTCCACATCACCAGCAAGTTTGGTGCTTTTGTGAACAAGACTAAGGTCAACCGTGAGCAGTTCTTCGAGACATTCAATGCTTGGGGCAAAGATCCTAACCGTAAGTTTGTGATCTTCCACTACAGCATCCTGTCTGAAGGTATCAACGTCCACGGTCTAACACACTGTGTGTTCCTCCGTCAACTGGATGTCATTCAAATGGCACAGACTGTCGGTCGTGTTATCCGTCTTAACAAAGACGACGCTGCTGACATTGCTTGTGGTAAGATTATCCCAGGCAAGTTCGACATGTATCGTAAGTCCACAGGCAAGGTCATTGTCCCTGTCTTCAAGAACTACGGTGCTCCCACTATCAAACGCCTTCAAAACCTTGTCGATACTATCTTCGTCAAGGGTCTCCCCGCTGTCTCCGTCACTGTCTAATGGAAAATCAAACACGTGTCATCGGTAATCAGATCCTTGACTGGCAACAGTGCCAGGGTCTGATCAACAACAAACGAAACCTGCTTATGGGTCGTCAGGTAGTACGTGATGCTGTCATGGTTCGTGACGTATCATGGGAAGAAGCAGAGCAATACTACAACAATCTCTCCACACCCGATCGTGCCATGGTACGTAAGTCAGGGCAGCAAGGTATCTGTGGAGAGGGTGAGAACACACTGGGTTGGTATGATCCAGAGACTGATAGTCTCACCAAGAATCCTACTCATGGTCGTGGTGTTCTGATCTGTCAGTTGTATCTCAACCAAGGTGGACGCTGTGCCTACACACAAACTGGTCCTTACAACATTCTGGACTTTCAGGTAGAGCACATCATCGCTAATGGTGGAGATCATCCTGACAACTGGTTCCTGGTTGTGTACAACGTCAACGAGAATCGTAAGCAGTCTCGTATGACTGCCTTCATCAATCGTTGGGAGAAACGTGCTGCTAACGGTCAGGAAGAGTTCGAGAAATGGTACAATGACCTGAAGAAAGCAGCAGATCGTGGTCAACGTGCCAAGGTTACCATTCTTTCTATGGATGAGGATGATCTACGTGACTACCTTGACATCTGTCCTGTCAAGTATGAGAAGTATATGTGGAGAAACATTGGCATGTCATCTCTACAACCATTCCGATTGACAAAGGCAGGTGTAGCACGTCCTGGTGGTAGTCAGGGTAACTACAAAGAGGTTCTTAACACTGTACTCAATGAGTATCTGCTTGGTGACAAAGAACTGGCACGTCAGATCTATCGTACTGTACGTATTGGTGCCCACAAGTATGTCAATGGTGAGATCAACAATGACTCATATGTAAACATTATGTGTGAGATGATTGAGTTGTCAAATCATGTGGCAGTGAAGTATGATAGAGAAAAGTTTACCGCTAAAGTCCTCCGTAACACCTATTCATGGCCAAACCTCAAAGAGTAACCAATCATTCTCTCTACCGCTATGCTGGCGGTAAGAATAGGATGAAGAAGGATCTTATCAAGATTATTCGTGATGTCAACCCAGGCATCGAATACCTTGTGTCTCCCTTCTGGGGTGGTGGCAGCACTGAAATGCTGATCGCCAGTGAGGGTGTCAAGGTCCAAGGTTATGATGTCTTCCAACCCCTGGCAGACTTCTGGGAGATTGTAGTGGGTGAGGGTGGCGCTGCCATCCTTGCTGACATGGCAGAGAAGCACCATCCACTAATTGACAGTGATCACTACAAAACATTCCTCCCAGGGTTAGATAGTGAGGATAAGTGGGAGCGAGCACTGTCATTTTACATTGCAATCAAGGGTTCGTACTCAGGTAAGATCGGATGTTCTACTGTCCGTAGTAGAGCAGAGTTCAGATTGGTGGGCATTGATAAACTTAGGAATTTCCATGCTCCCAACGTGGCGTTTGCCCATGGTAGTTGCTTCGAGACCATCCCACTACATGAAAATGACTTTATGTACCTGGACCCACCATATTATGAGACTGTGAGTCACTACTATGGTAAAGATGGTGCTCTACACAAATCATTTGACCATGAACTATTCTGTGAGACACTGAAGCAACACAAGGGTGGGTTTGTGATGTCCTATGACAACAGTGATGCTGTTCGTGCTCTGTATGAGGGGTGGACTGAGTTTAGATATCTCACATTCCCATATCAAATGTCAGGCACCAAGCGTTACGAGAAGACAGAACTAGTTATTGTTAAATACCCTGAGAAGGTGAAACCAAAGGTAGGAGCACTGGAGGCATTCTTAGCATGAACGTAACCAAGCACACCAAATATGTGTGGGAACTGGAGAACTTCATCCCAGACAAAGAAATAGATTACTTTCTTGGTATGTTTGATTTCTATAATCCAAACTTACAAGAAGATTTTAGAACTGAAGAAAGATATAATGACACATATGATGGCACAGAGCATCCTGAGTTAGATAATCTAGCATGGAAGTGGGTCAACGCTGCCAACAAATACTACGTCACCAACAATCAGTTTATCTACTACAACTGGAATAAAGCACCACTATTTCCTACAGATAGTAACAGTGATGGTGTAGTATGGCGTGGCAGAAATATAATTAGGATGTATAATGATACTGATTTCTACAATTGGCACAGTGATCACTCACAAGGAGATCATGCTGAGTTTTCTTATATCATCTATCTAAATGATGACTTTGATGGTGGAGAGACTAGGTTTATGAATGATAAACTAACAGTCTTACCAAAGAAAGGCACAGTGTTATGTTTTCCTGTGGACCACTATCATATCCATAAGGGTATGAAAGTAACAGGACATAAGAAGATTCTGTGGAACTGTGTTTATCGTCATGAGATCCAAGTTGTTGGTAATCAACCATATCTGACAGCAACGAACGCTCCACGAACTTCTAAAAGGTGTATATGGTAAAATCTTACTATCTCACGCTGTTCTCAGTAGCAGCAGTCATCGTAGTGTTGATGGCAATGGACCCAAACGTTGCCACATATATTGATCTACAGGTACAGAATGCTGTCGTACAACTGAAGCGACGATACTACATCATTACGATGGGTACAGTCGTTAAGTTTCAGACATGGAAGATGAAGCGTGAGATGAGGAAGATTAGAAAACAATACGGGTTGCCTGATGATGAATCTACTTGACTATGTACTGATTGATAATGTATACACACCAGAAGAGTGTCAACAGTATATTAATAAACTAGATAAGAACCACTGGAGTCAGCACCGATGGTATGAACCAGGAGAGGACAAGTTTCACAACGTCAAAGACTTTGATGTCACATATGATGGTGAAGTTCAAGAGTTGATGAAACCAAAGGTGATGACACTGGTTGACAAATATTATAATACTATCAATCCCTTCGGTGATCGTAAGGTGAACTTCTCTGGTGTACGATTTAACAAGTATGAAGAGGGTGAGAGTATCCACAAGCATGTAGATCACATTCGTAGTCTATTTGATGGCAAGAAGAAAGGTATTCCAATCCTTAGTTATGTTGGTGTATTCAATGATGACTACGAGGGTGGTGACTTCATGCTATGTGGTGAGAAAATGGAATTGAAACAGGGTGATGTAATTATATTTCCCTCTGTGTTCATGTATCCACATGAGGTGACCAGTGTTAAGAAAGGCACACGATACTCATGGGTCTTGTGGTCTTGGTGATTAGATATGGTACACTACAAGAGTTCGGAGATTAAAATGACTGAAGACTGGCAAGCAGAGTATGCTAAGCAACGTAGAGACAGGATGCAAGATGCCATCGATGATTATCTCCAAGATGAAGATGTAACAGCACGGCGAGCATACGAAGAGATGCTGTGTTGTGTCCATGATGTCATCAAATATCATAAAAACAACCTTAAGAAAGCTGAAGATTTGAGGGATCTGATGTTAGGATATCGGAACATTGACCTAAATCTTCCAGAGAGGTACTAAACTTATGTTTGATTTCGAGTCCCTGCCCGATGGTATGAAGGAAGCACTAGCTGAAGATTGTGAAGACTATCTCAATCACCGACACATTCCGCTCCATTCACACTCGTATGATAAGATAATTATCCAGGCTCTCCGTGAAGGATATCAAATGTCTGGATTTGACCGAGGACCCTACTCACCACTGAAAAATGCCCCGATCGATTGACCTTACACTCGACGAAAACGAACTGAAATTCCTCATCAATTTGATGTGGTCCACTGACTCATACAAATCCAAGAGTATGGCAGAGCGTCTCAACATTGTAGACGAGGCGCTCGAAGGACGATTGGTGAAGTGTCTAGGGTATTGTGCCCTACAGGATGACTGATCTGCTAGAGTGTAAATTGTTAAGCAAAGACAAAACCAAAAAACTAACTATACTAAGTAGTATAGTTGTATTTCACAGCACACAATGACTGAAATCGAACAATCCATGGTTGATGAAATGAAAGATCTCATCAAGGATCAAAACGAAAAGATTCGTGAACAAGATGAGTACATTAAAGAGTTACAACAAGAGATGGCAGACATGGAGAATAAAGAGTACGATTGCTGATGAACACCCTATTTGAGTTTTATTATGGTTGCTCCGATGCCTGGACAAGTTCAACACACCGAGGAGATAGAAATGTATCCCGTAGGCACGGAAGTAATCTACAAAGGACAGCGAGGCACAGTTAGTTTCTGTGACCCAGCATCAGGTACGTGTAGTATCTGTGTTAGAGTATTTGAGGACGATCCAGCACGTAATGTGTGCTTGGTAGTCTATAAGCATGACCTGGATCATGTGACCCCTGTAATTGGCAACCACTCCCGAGGTAATTGATGAAGTACGCTGTCGTGTACATGAAACCCAAAAAGAAGAAACTTGTTATGGAACAAGCAGTATTCTACAATCTAGATGATGCTGCCATGTGGGAGCAACATATTAACAAGACCCAACACCTCAAGACTGAAATCATCCCTGTATTTGAATCATGAACAACGAATTTGAAGGCGACATCTTTGGCGATTATGAACTCCGTGAGAGTATTATTCGTGAAATGAGTGAACAAGAATTGTGGGAGACGCCTGAGACCCTACCAGAAGACCTTCTAGCAGACTTCTGAGTCAACCACCATAATAACTGTCACATGACCCCTCAGGACGCCCTCCTGGGGGGTTATACTATTTACATACCAAACGAGGCAACCATGAGACTGCTCACTTCCGCCACCCAGGTTGACTACTATCCTGTCACTCCTGCTGGCAAACGCTTCGTCCGCCGTGTCACCTGGCATCCTGGTGCTGAGAGTGAGATGACCACATTCTCCACCATTGTCAAGACTGACATGCTGTATGATGCTAACCAGCACATTGCTAATGGTGCTGAGGTTATTGACTTCAACATTCATTGCTACGCTGGTAACGACTACACTCCTATGGGCTGCTGATTATGTTTACTAAAGAAGATCACGAATTCATTGACATGCTGTTCAGCAAACTTACGTGTCTCAAGACCATGGATGTTGACATGATCGACCTCCATGATGACGACGCTGCTGGTGCTGACGCTATTGAGTGGACACAGCTAGAACTGTCATGATCTCCCTCCCTAACCCCACCAAGATCTTTTATACTGAACACAGTTCAGACAACGACATGACCACCGCTTCCTTCGCTGACTACGTGGCAACTCAAGACGCTCGTAACGAGATCCAACTCAACGTCCGTAAGTACACACTGATGCTGTGTGACGCTCTCGTGGACAACTTCAAGGGTCGTAACCGTGGGATGCTCGCTGGTCGTCCCGCTCCTGTCTACAAGTTCTACATCGAGTCTGGTCGTAAGTACCACAAGATCATCATGGAGACCGACAGTGGTTCCCGTAGTGTCCACGCTTTCGTGGACATGAAGACTGGTGAACTGTACAAGGCAGCGTCATTCAAAGCACCTGCTAAGGATGCTCGCTTCAACCTGCTCCTGATCAAGGATCGTGAGTGGTTGCTGGAGAATGCTGACTGGGCAGGTGGTTACCTCTACAAGCGTTGAGCTTGACAGCAGACACCTCGTCTGCTAAATTATATTAGTACACACTCTTCTTTCAAAGCAATGGACACCGAACTGATGTATGTTGTCGTCAATGGT